TTTCTTTTTAGATCCGCATGCGTAGGCCGCGCTTGAAGCGCCGCCTTTTCCCGTGCCGATTTTTCTTGTTCAGATAATTCCATCATCTTTTTAACTATATCATTTCTTTTGTACCCGAATATTTTTCGACCCCATTTGGGGCCGGCTGAGTGTTAACCAGTTGTTCGTTTGTACCAATTTATTTTGCTCGCCCTTTGGTAAGCATGTATCCTTAACGCTTCTTTTGAAGCAGGGGTATAGGTTAAATTGCACCATTGTTCACTTTTGTGTTCATTGGAACCCCCATTGTTCCCCCCCCTATCGTCTCCGGACGTTAGATGAGCTTGCCTCCCAAGCGCCGTTTTCTCGTGAATTTGGAAGCACTTGAAAGCGAGGCTTTGCAGCCCCTTGCTCGGAACCCGCCCAAACTCCGTATTTTGTGGCGACTCTTGTTTTTTAGCTGTTTGAGCATCAAATGGCCAAATGGGGTGGGACTATCGTATGTCCTGCTCGTAACTGACGCCACACATCGCTAGTGTGGTAACCAGTATTGCTCTGAAATATGAGCCCCCCTCTACCTTTTAGTGGATTTTCGGGAGTATAAAAAATTGAAAATCTACACTCGGTTGCCCGACCACCCGGAAGTCACTGAGCCCGTACGCTAGATATAACTAGCTAAGCGCGCGTAAGACCGGTTAGACCGCGGATGCGTGAACATTAATAATTGTAAAGTATACTCAACATGTAGGCTACTCGTTTTGGCCGAGCCATATAACAACCCCGCACCATTTATTGACGGTGTTGTTGGCTTGTGTGCTATCTTTTGAATGCTATGTTGAACCCCAAACACAAAATCTATATAAAATGTTATTAATCATAAAATAAAATATAAAACGTTACTAAAACAGATAAATTTAAAACATATCCGTAACTATATCAAATTGGGCAATCGAAATAAAACCGCCCTATGTCTTCCTCCACTTCTTTCTCTGCACCCCAGGTGGGCTCTGCATCTACTACTGATAAGCCTGGGTCGAACACGACTCAAGCTCCCCGCTCAACTCCTCTGGTGATCGTCGATCCTCTTAGACCAGTTTCGTCGACTACTATACCGGATGTTGCTCCGCCTCCTGTCCCTGCCCCCTCTAAGTCGCCATTTAGTTGGTGGCCAAAGGCAGTCCATGCTGCCACTCCTTCGGTAAGTCCCAAGTCAAAGGGCAAGGAGAAGGAGGCTAAAGTTAAGATGACCCCGAGCCAGCTTGAGACTATACGCTCTCTTGCCCAAG